CTGAATCGTCTATTTTCCACCAAAGCACCACAGGCCTTGAAGGATCAGAACCAGACCCTGATGACTTCTCCCAGATCGGCAGACAATTTCCACGCCTTGAAACGCCTTATGCCGCGATGGAAAGTCTCGAACCGCTTGTGTCAGAGTTCGCTTCAAGGTATCTAGGCTATGAGCTGTTGGACTGGCAAAAGCATGTAGTGCGTGGCATGACTGCTTTGGATGATGCCGGAAAGTTGATGCATCGACGTGCTTTGCTGACTGTGGCACGTCAGAACGGCAAGTCTTGGATCATCAAACCTATGATCGGTGCAGCGCTGACCAGTATCGCGGCGAGACGTGGCAAACCCCAGAACGTGGTGAACACTGCTCACGAATTGAAACTGGCGTCACTGATGTTCGAGGAGCTCGCACCAATCCTTGTGGAATACTTTGGCGCTAAGGCTAAGAACGGCTACGGCATCCAAAATCTGACGATGCCGGATGGGTCTCGATGGTGGGTACGTGCCGCGACACCGGCAGGGCCTCACGGCTTGTCACTTGATTGGGTGTTTGCTGATGAGACCTGGTCACTGAATGAGGAAGCGATGGCTCACGGTTTTGAGAAGACTACCCGTGCTCGACCTGAGCCTTTGGTGGTGAATGTGTCGACTGCTGGCACTGAGGCGTCTTCGTACATGCGGAAGATGCGTAATGCTGGCGTGAAGGCTATTGATGAGAACCGTCAGACGTCGCTTTACTTTGCTGAGTTTTCGCCACCGCCTGGTGCGGACATCGCGGAGAAGAAATGGTGGGGATGGTCTAATCCTTCGCTTGGGCACATTATCCAGCCGGAAGTTTTAGAAGCTGAAGCAGACGATGATGAGAACCGTGCAGCGTTTCTGCGTGGATCCATGAACCTATGGGTGGCAACAGATCAGGGCTGGTTACAACCTGGTCAATGGGATCGATGCTTAACTACTGACCAGATGCCGGAAGGTGGAGTCATCGCGGTGGACTCAACACCAACAGAAAACCAGTTCTATGGCCTGCGAGCAGTAGCTGATCAACACGGCACCGTGCACCTAGAACCCGCTTTCATTGTGGACAGCGTCGCCAAAATGGCTGCCGAAGTAGAACGGCTCATGTCTAACAAGTCACTGCTACTAGCCATCACACCATCATTAGATCATTACGTGCCGGACTATCCAAGCCGGAAAACAGTTGTAGGTCACGCTGAAATAATGAAATACACAGGGCTTGTCCGTGGTTTAATAACACAAGACCCGCCACGTATCGCACACCACGGCGAACAGCTACTAGCAGAGCAAGTCAACAGAGCCGTCGCGGTGCGCCACCAAAACGCCATACAGCTTTCAAGCAAAGCGTCGCCAGGTGAAATCACATTTGCTCGATGCATGGTATGGGCTGCCGCGATTGTGGCTCGACCACAGAAAAAGACCCGCGCTGCAATTTATGTGGCGCGCTAGTTGTCTTTAGCACAGCCATGTGTCATAATGAGAATGAATGGGAATCTTCCGTAAGACGCAACCCGTCGACTCTGCACGCCCTGTAAAGGCCGCTATTGGCGTTGCTGGTATCGGGCAGTACTCGACATACAACACTGCGACAAATACCTTACGGGCATTGGCTTTGCCGGTTATTTCACGTGCACATGACGAGATCGTTAGTCTTGTATCGAGCCTGCCACTGGTTGAGTATGCCGTGCAGTGGAACGGCGAGATGTACGAAGAAATGCAGATCCCAGGTGAAACTTGGATGCGTCGACCTGACCCTGACAACACCCGTCAGTGGTGGGTGGCCCGTATCACGTCAGATCTGTTGATGAACGGACGTGCTTTTGCGTATGTGACGCGACGCTACGAAAACGGCTTCCCAGCCGCGATGGTGTGGCTTCCAGTAGCTGATGTCACGACACCAGATCAGGTGGGCCCGTTGTGGTTTGGTAAATCCAAAGAAGTGATGTTCAATGGCATCCGTCTTGACACCCGTCACGTGATCCAGTTTTTGAATCCTAATCCTGGACTACTTCAGACAGGCTTCCGCGCCATCGAGATCGCGGAGAAAATGGATCTAGCAGCAAAACGCTTTTCATCGTTTGAGATTGCGTCCGGCTGGCTTGCCCAGACACCAGGCAGTGAGCCTATGTCAGGCGAAGAATTAGGCGAACTTGCTGAGGCTTGGCGCTCTGCTCGATCATCATCTGGTGGTGCTGTTGCGGCGCTGAACAACAGTGTTCAGTGGCATGAGTCCTCGATGGATCCATCAAAACTGCAGTTAGTGGAAGCCCGCAGGCATCAAATGACCGAATTAGCAAACGCTATCGGCGTACCGGCCTATCTTGTAGGCGCACCAGAAGGCGGCGGACAAACATACGCAAACGCACAACAAGCACGCAAAGATCTCTGGGAACTCGCCTGCAAACCCTTAGCACTATGCATCTCAGAAACATTGTCCAGTGATGACATCCTGCCACGTGGCAGATTCTGCAAACTGGACTTCTCAGAATTTGAAATGGAAGGCGAGCCAGTGAACGCTCCCCGACAAGAACAGGTAACACAATGAGAGTAAACCTCACAGCAGACGTGTTCAGCGTCCAAGCCGGAGAAGGCGAAGAAAAAACCCGCACTATTGCAGGCGTCGCAGTACCCTATGACGTTGAAGCAACCGCTTTGACTGGCTCTGTCAAGATCCAGCGTGGCGCTATCCGCGCTGAAGGCAAACCCAAATTCATTCGTGACCATGACATGTCCAAGCCCATCGGCGTAGTCACAGAGCTGATCGACACAGACGAAGCGCTGATGTTCGAAGCCAAAATTTCAGCAACCCGCGACGGAGACGAAGCTCTTGTCCTGGCATCAGATGGAGTTCTTGACTCTGTCTCTGTTGGCCTCGACGTTGAAGACTTCGAATACGAAGGCCGCACAATGGTTGTCAAGTCTGCAGTGATGAAAGAACTGTCACTGCTCGCCTACGGAGCCTTTCCGGAAGCAAAAGTCGCAAGCGTCGCAGCTAGCGAACCCGAAAACCCCACAGATGAAGGAGAAACTGAAGTGGAAAATGAAATCACGGTGGAAGCTGCGGAGCCAGCAACCATTGAAACCCCAAAGGTGTTCGCAGCACCTAAGTCATACCGTTTGCCATCAGCTGGTGAGTACATCCTTGCCATGAAGCGTGGCGGACATGACTTCGCACAGCTCAACGAAAACATCAAGCAAGTGTTCGCCGCAACTGGTGACGTTCTTGTCTCTGATGCTTCCGTGCCAGAGCCAATCGTGCAGCCTTTGTTCACAACTGTGAACCCTTTGCGCCCTATCGTGTCCGCGCTCGGGCCAAAGGCCATGCCAGAAGCTGGCGCATCGTTCTTGCGTCCCTACGTAAAAGTGGCTTCCAGCGTTGGTGCACAAAGCACAGAGCTCACCGCATTGTCAACCGCTGACTTCGAAGTGGATCAGATCCAAATCGACAAAAAGACATTTGGCGGAAAATTGGTGCTCTCAGAGCAAGTCATCGACTGGTCATCGCCTTCAATGCTCGACGCAGCAATTGAAGACATGGCCTCGCGCTATGCATTGGCAACAGAAAAAGAAGTTGTCGACGTCATGGCAGCAGCAGTGACCAACTCACAAGAAGTTGTACTCACCTCGACCACAGACGAAGAAGAATTCATCCGCGACCTGTACCTTGCGGCAGCTGCAATGTCAGAAGCAGGCAACTACCTTCCAAACGCTTTGGTGGTAAGCCCAAAAATGTGGGCAACGCTCGGCGGCCTCACCGACTCAACCGGACGCGCTGTGTTCCCACAGGCATCACCAATCAGCAACATCGGCACACTGCCAAACGGTGTCACCGCATGGAACGGCAACCCACTTGGCTTGAACCTTGTAGTGTCGAACCAGATCACCGATCAAGCAGTTGGTGACCAGGACGCTGACGACTACTACTGGTTGATCAACACCCGCGGCATCGAGGTGTACGAGCAGTACAAGGGCTTCCTGCGTGACGAGACACCATCGAACCTTTCAGTGACCGTCGCTGTTCGCGGCTACTTCGCTGCAAAGGTTATCGACGTTAACATGATCCGCGTCCTCGGACCAAACGCAGCATTCGCCTGATCTAACTGACTAACCGGAGAGGGTAAGTAGTGACCACACCAACATTCCCGATAGTGATCAACAAAACGATCACACGTATCGCGGCGACTGCTGGCGTGTTCACGCTTACCCTCGACGAAGTCAACGGCATTCAGGTAAGTGGCAAAGTCGACGTAGGCGGACTACCAACAGCTGCATGGAACACAAACAGCGTGACCGTCACAGCTGTTGACGCCACCAACAAGACGATCCAGTACAGCCACGGCAATTTCACGATTACCGCACAAGATGTGTGGGGCCAGTTACATGTCGAGACCACATGGGCAACCGTCGCAGACGTAGAAGACTTTCTAGGTTTCACTGCTGCCGGCAGTGACCTCGACTATCTGACTATCTGTGTTGACGCGGCATCTGATAAGGCGTGGTATTGGAGAGCGGCTGCAGGATACGAAGACCATCCAAACGTGTCACCAGGATCCAACGCCAAAATGGCTGTCATTCTTTTAGCGGGCATGTTATACCGCCAAAAAGGATCAGTCGACGGCTTCCAGTCCTACCAGGACATGTCCATTAACGCTTCCACAGGTAACTATGGCGAAGTGAAACGCCTTCTAGGTGTGAACAGGGCACAAGTAGCATGAGCGGCCTTATCTGGGATGGTCTCACCAATCTGGGCACAATGCTCACAGCTGGTGGCGTCACATGGACAGCAGACGCTCGCGCCATAAGGCCAGGCATTGCAGTGATAGACCCACCAAACGTGCGGATCATCAACGAAGCCATTTACGAATTAACATTCAGTGTCTATGCTGTAGTGCCACCACCAGGTGACATAAACAGCATCAAGGCAATGTATAAAACCGCTGACGACATCATCCAAGCAGTGCCATCAACACAAGATGGTGCTAGTCCTACGGTGTATCAAGTCGGCGGACAAGAACTACCTGCAATGCAGGTACAAGTAGCAATTACTGTCAAGAGGTCATAAGGAGACAAAAAATGGCAGCTTCAAACGTCATCACTGGTCGGAGCATCACTTTGACCGTCGACAGCATCGCATTCACAGATCAAGTCGTGAGCGCAGTACTGACACCAACAGACAACCCAATCACCGGCATCACCGTCGGCGGAAACTACGCAACCAAAGGAACCACGCAGTGGAACCTCGACGTGGAAATCCTCGCTGACTGGGGAGCCACCACAAGCGTCTGTGAGCTTCTGTGGGCATCCGCAGAAACAGACACGACAGTAGCAGTCACAATGGTGGCAGTCTCAGGCGCGTCCTTTGCTTTCAACGTAGTGCCAACCTTCCCAAGCATCGGTGGCCCTGCAGACGGAGCACAAACAGTGTCATTGTCTATGCCAGTACACGGCGCAGTCACAGAAACATTTAGCTGATCCAGTTAGGGGAACAAAATGAAAATCACAATCAGATTCGACTACGGGACTGGCCCACAAGAAGTCAAGGTCAGTCCTGGCGTCGTTATTTACTGGGAACGCAAAACAAACTCAAAAGTTTCAAAACTGGAAAGCATCGGACTAGGTATTTCTGACCTAGCGCTAATGGCACATGAACAGATGCGTCGTAACGGAACAGTGGTGCCAACGCTTGACAAATTTGAACAAGAGTTGATCGACATTGAAATTGTTGATTCTTCAGAGCCTGACCCTTTCCCAAAGGCAGTCTCGGAAGATCAATAGCCCGCATTGCTATGGTCACAGGCATAAGCCCAAGAGAGTTAGAAGAACTTGACTGGCAAATGCTAGTGACACTGCTTCACGTTTTAAGAGAATCCAATGGCTAAGACATCAGTACAAGTCACAGGTGTAAAAGAGTCATTGAAGACCCTGCGTAAAACAAAGCCAGAGATCCGGCGTCAATTCAATAAAGATGCCCGCAAGATTGTAAAGCCAATAGTCGATGAAGCAAAACAGGCTTACCCTGCGTACATTATGAGCGGCTTATCTAGGGCCTGGCAGCAAAACGGACGTCAGATCTTTCCCTATGATCAGACTGCAGCACAACGCAACATCAAAGTCAAAATTTCAACAGCGAAAAAAGCCACGTCCGTGATCGCTGTTGTTCAGCAAGACGTGGCTGCTGCAGTGCTTGAAACTGCTGGCAAACGCAACCCAAACACATTTTCAAGCAATCTTTCAAATGCGTGGCGTGACCCTATGCGAGCCATGTGGCCTGCAGCTGAAGACAAACTTCCAGATGCTCAACGGGAAATGGTTGACGCCATTGACAAAGTTGAAGCACGTATCAACGCAGAACTGAGACGCTGATGGCTATTCGCATACCAATTATTTCTGACTTCCAAGACCGCGGACTGAAAGCCGCAGAGAAAGGTCTTGCTGGTCTCAGCAAAGAAGCTCTCAAATCTTCGGTGTCAATTGCTGCAGTCGCCACCTATCTAGGCAACGCTACCAAAGCTGCAGCTGAAGATGAACAATCTCAAATGCTACTAGCCAATGCTTTACGCAATTCCGCTCGAGCCACAAGTGAACAAATCGACCAGGTCGAAAATTCCATCAGCAAACTACAATTCCAAGCGGCAGTCGCTGACGATGAACTGCGCCCAGCATTAGGCAACCTTGTCAGGGCCACGGGAGATGTTGAAAAAGCACAGAAGTATCTTTCGCTTGCTTTGGACATCAGCGCTGGCACAGGTCGATCACTGGAATCTGTCTCCATCGCCTTATCAAAGGCCGCTAACGGTCAAGTGACTTCTCTGCAGCGCCTGGGTGTGCCACTGGATGCCACAGCTGTCAAAACCAAAGACGTCGATGCCATTATGGAATCATTGGCTGTTAAATTTGAAGGCGCTTCTGACGCGGCAGCCAACACAGCACAAGGTGGCCTCAAAAAGTTAAACATTGCTTTCGATGAACTTTCAGAAACTATCGGTTATCAAATACTCCCCTACCTTGAACAATTCACAGGCATAGCAATTCCGGCTTTGAATGGACTGAATTACGCCACAGAACAATCGGCTAACCTGTTTAAAGAAAATGCCAAAGAAACTGGCTTTTGGGGCAAAGTTCTTAACAAAACTGTTGGCACAGGAGCTTTGCTTTTTGGTGGCCTTCCGCGTTTAATTGCTGGCGCAGGAAAAGAAAACAAAGAATTTACAGGCACAACATTAGACCTTCAAAACGCCACCGCAAATCTCGGCAAAACCTACAAAGACATAGTGCCACCTACATCTCGACTACGGGAACTTGCGGAGCAATACAAAGAAAATCAAAAAGCAACAGGTGGCGCAGCAGAAGCAGTAGTCAACTACGGCAAGAAGCTGATGGACGCTTTGGAGCCTCGCTTAAAATCTGCAAAAGAAAAGCTTATAGATGCCCAGAAACAGTTTGAAGACTTTGCCAAAAGCGTCAGCGGTAATCTCACATCTGGTTTAGGTTTTAAGACAGCAGAAGAAGCAGGCGAAGAAACTGGCGCAGGATACGTCGCAGGCTTACGCACCGAAGCAGAAAAAGTAAAGACCTTTAGCGAGCTCACTAATCGCCTTTTAACAATGGGATTGTCTCAGGACGCGCTGCAGACCGTCCTATCTGCTGGCACTGATGCTGGCATCAAGATTGCCCAGGAACTGATCAATGGCGGCACAGAAGCCATTACAGGCGCTGAAGGCATTAATCAGCTGATTGCTTCAACAAAATTATTGGCTGATCAAGTAGGCGCTAACGCGGCTAATGAGTTTTACATGCAAGGCGTCATGAATGCACAGGCTTACCTTGATGGCCTCGTGGCGATTATTGACAGCTTCAACCTTGATGGTATCCAGACACCAAAGCAGCTACGTCGAGCAAAGCGCACACTTAAATCACAAATTTCTGCCTTAGAAGCAGTACCACTTAAAAATGGTGGAATAGTCAAAGCAAAGCCAGGCGGCACTTTGGCATTAATCGGGGAAGGTGGGCGAGATGAGGCTGTCGTTCCCCTCAGTCGCAACAAGTCCGCCTTCCCCACCGGTGCAGTCACCATCAACGTGTCAGGAGCTTTGGATCCCGTCGCGGTGGCCCGTCAAATACAACAAATCCTAGATAATCGACAATCCGCGTTTGGCTTTTAATTATGGCTAAATACAAATTCAAAATTGAAGCAGACGGTGTCGACATCTCATCAGCTGTGCTTGCTGGCTTTACCATTACAAACGGCAGAAACATTTTAACACAAGGCTTTGTCCAATGGTCAGCCAGTTTGCAAACATTCAAAAAAGACCTTAAAGAAATACTTGCCACTGCTGGCAAAGACTCAGACTTTGTAAGCCCTGGAACAGAAATTAAAATAAGCGTAGAAACAGCGCCATCAACGTGGCTAACAATGTTTAGAGGCATCATTGTTAGTTCATCCGGATCTGATTATCAATTTCGATTCGAATGCATCGATGAAGTCTTTTTTGGCTTTAGCCAAGCGCAACCCAAAGACGTGGGTTTTAATGTCAACCTTGATAATTACATTTCTAGCGTATCAGTTACAGCAGAAACTAAATTTAGGTTTGATGGCGACATTACGTTAACCAATCAGTTTCCGTTCTATGCGCCTGGCGCTTCAATACGTGGTGACTATGCAACAGTAATAAACGAAGCAGCACAGACCGCTAAATACACGTTTTTAGAGCTTTATTTACCTGATGACCGCACAGCTGTTCCTATCCAACCTGGGCAATTTTTCGCAGGCGAACTAGAAGACATCAGCATTTCGTCAACGGACTTCTCTATTGACGACAACGACATTGACCTGAATTATTCGATCCAACGCAACGCATCAGACATTTACAACACAATCCAAGTCGATTATGACGGCGGATCTATCACTGCTGTTGATAATACTTCCGTTGCTAAAATGGGAACCAAACTTCTAGTAATTGATTCACAATTTACAGATCCACCGCCTGGTGGATACACAACCCCGACAAAAGCAGTCGCTGCTAGGGCATTAGCGGAAGCGTTATTACAGCAGCATGGATTGTGGGGCTATGCTTTGATAAGGTTTTCTACCTCTGCAGACAGGTTAGGCTTAACTGTTGAAAACACAGTTAAAAAAGTGTTTCCCAAGAAAGTTATTGATTCTTCAGCTGTTACTGCTGAGGAATTTCAAGCAAAAATGGTCATTCAAGAAGTCCAACATCGTTGTTCGCCTGATTATTGGGCTATTGACATAGTGGCAGGTAATTACCGTTTTGTGAACACACCCCAGACATGGGCAGAAGTGACGTCATCATTGACGTGGGCAGACGTCCCTGATTATTTAACATGGGACATGATCAGAACAAAGGATCTATAGGAGAAAACAATGGACAGTTCAGGTTTAGTCAAAGATGGTTGGCAAGCAGGTTTATGGGCTATGCAACCCGCGTCAGTATCGGGCAGCGGCGTTACATTGTCAGGCGCAAAAGTGACCGCAGCAGCAGCAACCGAAGCAGTAATAAATACATGTTTTACAGACGATTATGAGTTTTATAGGGTTTTAATTCGCTACCAAACAAGCACTACAAATAGTCTTTTTATGCAGTTACGCACTGGCGCGTCCAACGCGGCTACTAACTACAATTTTTCAGAAGTTCAAGCGTATTTAGGTTTTGGGGTGACGGTTGCAAGATCAACAGGACAAGCACAAGGTCAAATAGGGGCTAACAGTAACGGGGCATTTTGGCAAATGTCGTCAATGGATTTATTTGGCCCCAAATTGGCTGAACCAACCACCTACAGCGTTTTAAATAGCCGTAACGATGCAAGTTACGCAAACATTGCAAACTATGTTTACAACGGCAATCACACCACCGCTACAGGCTATGAAAGTTTGCGTGTGTTTGTTTCAACCGGCACATTCACAGGCAAAATCTCTATTTACGGATACAACTTTTGACATGAGCGACACCGTTCTAGCCGCGATCATCACCGGGGGTTTTGGCCTGCTAGGCGCGATGCTTGGCTACCTTGTCAAAATGACTCGACGAGATCACGGCACAACATCAGCCAACCTAAGCGAACTTCTACGAGGCCACAGCCGGATCGAAACCAAAATTGATGGGCACATCAATGACCACGCAAGGGGCGACGTATGATCGAAATCCTCAAAAGTTACGGCAGATCTGTTACAGTCGCCATCATGCCGTTGCTTGCCATCAACGAAGACCGCTGGCAGTCATACCTTTACGCAGCATTACTAGCCATCTTGGGCCCAGTGATGAGAGCAGCGGACATCAATGATCCAGCCTTTGGCATAGGAAAAAAACAGCAGTAGCACCACGAAAGGGGAACAACAATGGGACTACTAGACGACATCATGAGCGAAAAACCACGCATAGCGCGGCACTGCACCGTCCACCAACTGTTACAACAGTTAGACATCAAAGACCGTGCAGACCTCGAAACAGCACTAGAAGACGTGATGATCCAGGCAACTGTCATAGCGCGTGTGCTTGACCGCAAAGGTCATAAGGTGCCTTCAGCGTCGATAGCGCGTCACCGTCGCGGAGCCTGTGCTTGTGAATGAGTACGCGGCAGAAGTCGCCATCGAGGAGCTGCGAGATGCTCTGCGCAAGACTCAAAAGCAGTTAGCGAAACAGAAAGCCCGTACTGATGAGCTTGTGACCGTGACTCATGCCGCGGCACGTGAAGCCATGCTGGGGATGGGTGGTATCAAACTGCCACCAAAACGCCCTGTAAGCCGTTCTAAGCGCCACAAAGAGGTAGCGCTATGGCATCTGACAGACTGGCAAGGAGCGAAGCGTACAACGTCGTATGACAGCCAAGTGATGCGTGACCGTGTGTTTCGTTTTGTGGAGAAAGCCAACTCAATCACAGAGATCCAGCGAGCAGACCACCCAGTTGACAGCTGTGTGATCATGTTCGGTGGGGACATGGTTGAAGGTTTATTCAACTTTCCAAGCCAGCCATTTGAGATCGACGCCACACTGTTCGAGCAGTACGTGAACGTGTCCAGGCTTTTAGTGGAGACTGTGACACAGGCTTTGACTATCTACTCAGATGTGACCGTTGTCGCTGAATGGGGCAACCACGGCAGAATCGGATCACGCCGCGACGCTGTGCCACGCTCAGACAACTTTGACCGAATGTGTTACGAGCTAGCGCGTCAGCTGTTAGCAAATGATCCGCGGATCACATGGCAGGACTGTCCAGAAGATGTGCAACGTGTCGAGATCGGCAACTATCGTGCGTTGCTGATCCACGGCGATGAGATAGGTCGCGGGGGCTTTGCTAGCCCTATGACCATTGTTCAACACATGAACCGCTGGCGCTCCGGCTCCTACCCGTGGGAATTCCGTGACGTCTATGTAGGGCACTACCACACACACGCCGAATGGCCTATGGCTAACGGCTTAGGCTCTGTGTATCAGACAGGATCAACAGAGTCAGACAACCGCTACGCAGGCGTAATGCTGGCATCACAGGCTATTCCATCTCAGCGCCTGCATTTTGTGGATCCAGACAAAGGCCGTGTCACGGCTGCTTACAAGGTATGGCTAGACCAATGAAACTACAGATGACAATGGTGACATGGGCAGATGCCCACAGCGACTCATCAGGCTGGACAGGCAAACGAGACCTTGACGAAGAAGGCGAATACTTAGTGCACTCTGTGGGCTGGCTGATCACAGAAGAAGAAGGCGGCAAACCAGGCCACGTCACACTGTGCCAGTCCTACACACCAGACGAAGACGTTGACCATGTGCTTTACGTGCCTCATGGCATGATACGAGCCATCAACGTCTTGACAGAGCTACACGCAATAGACCCAAGAACAGAACTGAGGTACCCACATGCCCGCGAAGAAACCTAAGCCGTACCCTGTCAAAAAATGGCAGATACCAGAAGAACTAGCAACCCGCTACCAAAACGGGCAACTGCCAAAAGAGATCCTGCGCCCAATACAAGGCGGCGGTGAGCTGTGGCGTACAGCCGCGATGTACTGGAACCGGATGCATCGAGCAGCGAAACAAGACGGCGTGAACATTGTGAACGTGTCGCGAGGGTACCGTTCTTTGACTACGCAGGTGGCGATGTGGCGTCAGCGTTGGAGCTTGAAACCTACGGGCCGTAAGCCTGAGGTAAAGCGCACGTATCAAGACCGGACGTACTATTTAAAAAAAGGTGCTAGCCCGAGTGCTGTGCCTGGCACGTCACCTCATGGATGGGGCTGCGCTCAGGACATCAACCACCACGACAAAAAAGCGTTTGACTGGATGTGCGCCAACGCACCCAAGTATCACTTCTATCTACAAGCAGAAAAAGGATCACCATTTCAAGAAGATTGGCATTGGCATTGGATTGAACCCACACAAGACGATAGTGTGGACTAGTTCGCGCAAGACACGGCTGGTTATCTTGTCGCGCCTGTGGGCCCTCACCGTATGCCTTTCCGGTGGGGGCTCACGCCATTTCTAGGGGATGTTTGAAATTTGCTTTCTCGATGGTTAAGGTGGACATGTCCTGTTAAGGCACAGGCAACGAAAGGCACAAATTATGACACCAGAACCGTTACCGTCTGACGTACCAGGCGCAATCATCAATGGCCCCTACATCTTAGGGGTACTTCTATTTAGCATCCTTGTGACCACCTACCTGATGAAAGGACGCAGATGAAACGCATACTGCTATCCCTTGCCCTCACAATCCCCGTCATGGGCTCTGTAAGCCCCGCAGACGCCTTAAAAGGGTATCCCTGCGAGAAATACCACCAACTGATGCGACAGCACGGATTACCCGTTAAACAGTTTGCGCCGATTATGTGGCGTGAATCGCGGTGCATCCCACAGGCCGTTGGCTGGAATTATCGCAAAGGCAAAACCTTTGCTGACTGCACAGACAACGGATCCTTTCACAAGCGACGTCAATGCAGCGCAATAGCGTCTTATGATCTTGGGCTGCTTCAGCTGAACAGCGCGACATGGAATGACCTGACCGTGCAGCAATGCGGAGCCACAGTAAAATCCCGCACTTTGCTCACCCCGTCCTGTAATGTCAAAGTCGCTGGGGTGATCTATAGGCACTACGGCATGACACCGTGGAAAGGCAACAGCAATGGATAACAACTACGTAAAAATGGATGCAGAACACGCACTAAATCTGCACCGTGAAATAGAAATACTGCGAAACAAACTTAAAGAAGCAGAAACAAAAGCGAACTACTACCAGCAACTGTTCTGGGATCAGGTAGGAATGTCAGATATTGAAAAAAAACTGGCAGAAGGCACACAGCGCGTGATCGATGAGATCCTGAACCCTGGGCACATCAATGAAGAAGACTGACATCATTCAGCATCTGCTCGCACGTGCCGCATACGAAGACACGCTCGGGCCTACATCAGAAGGTGCTATCCTTCGAGAAGCAGCTGCATGTCTGCTAGAAAACGAACTACAGCACAGCCGCCAGACTGTGATGGAATTACTTGAAAGGCTCAACAATGGGATTCAATCTAGATGACTACGTCGACGTGGCGACACGACTTCGTGAGCTGTTGGAGAAGTATCCGACAGCGTCAGTGGAAGCAAGCCCACCAAAACTTGTCTCTGTTGATGGTGCTCACTTTGTTGAAGTTACTGTCACCATTACTGTGGATGGACGAATTGCTAGAGCGTCGGCTTGGGAACCGATCCCAGGCAAAACGCCGTACACCAAAGATTCGGAGATGATGAATGCTGAAACTTCTGCTTTGGGTCGCGCTTGTGGTATGTGGGGCATTGGGCTTAAGAAAAGTGTTGCTTCGCTGGACGAGGTTAGAGCACGTAGGGAAGCCTCGAAAGCAGTGCATCCTTCTAATCAACCAGCGGACAACGTCAAGCAACCTTCAATGGATCGCGCACAATCATCCGGTGATAAAGCAACGGACAAACAGTTAGGCGCTATCCGTGCGATGCACAAGAAGCTAGGGAAAACTATCCCGTCTGCTATAGAACTGTGGACAAAACAACAAGCATCAGCGCACATCGAATTCTTGAACACTCAACTTGATGAAAGCACATCCTCACAGTAGAGTGCCGAACCTATGATCACCGAGATGAACCTGCAATACAAATACTCACAAATGAGCCATGACCGCGACTATTGGCGTGGCAAATGTGAAGAAGTTTTGCAGATCATGTCCGCCTATGAACACACCACAGATGATGCCTGGATCAAAGGCATGATTAGAGACTTGAAAGGCGCACTAGGCTGATGCTTGAAGCGCAGTTTCAGGCCGCTGTGATCCACTTGGCAAAGGTGCATGGTTGGAAGGTATTCCATCCTGCAAAGATGCAGTCACGTGACGGCTCATGGCGTACAGCTCTACAAGGAGACAAAGGCTGGCCTGACCTATGCCTCGCACATAAGGATCGCGGACTCATTATCTGCGAACTTAAATCAGATGTAGGCAAAGTGTCCCTCGACCAACAAGCATGGCTAACACATCTCGCACCGTGGGCAGAAGTCCACGTATGGAGACCCAAAGACTTAGACGCTATCGCGGCACGTTTGTCAGAAGTTAAAGGAGCGACTGTTCTCAAATTGGTAAATTGATAGATCTAATGACAGGTACTAACGGCAGTTAACAGAGGTTTGAGATCTCGCGTAATCCGTTAGCTAAGCAAGGAACAATCCGCATTACAGGGACGCCTGGTGGATCCGATGGCCTGTCGTTACAACTTAATAACACGCATGATCTAGAGCCGGTTGCAGGCAGTTGGTAACACACGGGAACGTGGGTCGAGCCCCTATGCAGACATGCGGGGGTGCAGCGTCCAAACGTCACAAATGTGAATGGTGACCGTCCAAAGATGAGAAACATCCGGCAACCAGTAGAGACATCTACAAATCGCGGGGGGATACATCGAGAACACTCAACCCGTTATAGTGAAAGCAAGACCCCTCGGGGGGTCGCGCTAGTGGGGGGAACACCACACACAACATGAGCCAATACAGCAACCCTGAATACAAACGCAACAGAGCCATCATCCTCGCTGATGAACCCACATGCCACTGGTGCAGACGAGTCAAAGCAACAGAAGCAGACCACATCATCGAGCTAGATCGCGGCGGAACACATGACCTATACAACCTTGTACCATCATGCAAGCCATGCAACAGCCGTCGCGGCGCAATACATGGAAACAAAAAGCAAGCACAACGCATCGCGGCAAGACAACGCACAGTGGATGGCGTGAGAGTTTTTTCTGACAGCAACGCGTTGAC